CTATAACACCAAATATTTTTTGGACTAGAATTGAAACATACGGAACACCAGGAATTCCCGATTTACTTGGAGTTTTTGTTGATGATAAATTAAAACGAAATATATCTTTTTGGTGCGAATTAAAATTAACAAAATTTAACAAACTAGATCTGTCACCTTTTCAAATTTCATGGAATTTAAAGCGTTATTCTCTTTGCCAGGATAATTTTATTATGGCCAAGGGGGTCAAAGAGAGGAAGATTTTCTTTTGGCCGGGGTCCGTGGCCCGTGAGCTTGTGATCAACTACAATGATGTGGAACCCTTGTTCGTGGTCGATCAACCATGGACGCATGCGCTTGAGCCCGAAATAAAAAAAGTGCTTGCGCTTGTGCCTTAAAATTTGGGGATATAATATTGTCCTTGTGCCTGTAACTGTTGGTAATGTTTTATTACGTTCCAGAGCTGCGCTTGCGCTTGTGGACAGTCAGTATTTAATAATTGGCGTGTGAGCTCGGCGATTACCGAGCCCACGTTCGTGAGTCTATTATCTTCCACTAATTCCCAAACTTCTTTTAAGCCCGGCAATTCTTGGGCTTAGATCGTTTGCCGTGTTCCATTGGTTATTAGCCCTTAGCTCGTCTTGCCTGGTGATTAGGTTGGCTAGTTCGTCCTCTTTTTGACGCTTGTAGATGTGGTCATCCCATCTTGATTGATCGAAGTTGGGTGCATGCCGACGGGCGAATCCCTCCAACTCCTGTGCGTTGTCGTGGTCGCCATTCTTCGAGAGCTTGTAGACGATGTCAGCGAGCTCTTTTAAGTGTTTTTTAGTTATAGTCATAATTTATTACCTTTCTATGTGCCCAGGGCCCGAAGGCCCTGGGAAGTAAATGTTTATACGGGGTAGACGTCAATCACATCGGGATTGCGCCACTCTGCAAATAAGCTGTAGCGGTCAAGGATACGATTAACTTCTTTGTAGATGCCGAAGTCATCAGTTTCTTTGTGGCCCATTGGTGCGTAGTAGTAACCGCCTGGTTTACCATCAGCACCGCCCCAAATGGTTAAGTTACCATTTTCAAAAGTAACTGCATAACCCTTGGCTTTTAAAGCTTTGTACGCTTTGAGCATCGTGCCTCCTTTCATATATAAATATATATAAAATATTATAGACATAGTCAACTATTTTTTAAAAAAAAATGGTCATATTTTATTACCGACTAATCCAGCTCTGGTGCCCCCGGTCCGTCGGCCGTGGGTAATAAATTATTACTCATGCGCCCAGATCTCCGGAGCTGCTGGTGCCTGTGCTCGTGTAATAAATTATTACTCCCCAGCCAGATTCGCCTGGCTGCGTGCGCTTGTCCTTGTGCTTGCGCCTCTTAAATAAGTCCGAAGGTCCGATAAAAATTCTGTGCATGTGCCTGTCATAAAAGATTAGATTAGATTTTTTTCCAGAAAAAAAAGTAATAAAATATTACTAGTAATAAAATATTACTTTTTTTCAAAAAATAATTTTTTTAGCTCAACCAATATAGTTGGATGAGTAATAATTTATTCTTCTATAAATTTTATATGATTAAATGAATATGAATTCCAAAAATCATAATCCAAAAATAAATCTAATTGCATTTATTCTTTCTCTTTCTATTAGCTTTAAGGCTAATCAATAGCCCAATAGGGGCTATTGATTAACTTTAAGTAATTATATTACTTTATTTTTATAGCGCTTCACTAGATCGTAAATCGGTGACATGTCCTCGCTATAATAACAGTCATCAACAAAATCAAATAATTGATGATTGGGAGTTCTTGATATCTCATCATCTGACAAGAAACCCATTTCAACGGCGCTAGATACAATTGGTTTATCAATTGAATTGTGCCCCCTGAAACCATAAGTGTTAAGACTCCAATTATCCTCATTCCAATCAAGCTTGCTATATGAGGATTTGAAATTCCAATAACTGTTAGAATACCAATTAGCGCCTTTATAGTTTCCTGACTCTTCATTAATGATAATGAATTTTTCCGATTTACTATCTAAGAAAATCATTTTGTCATCATCAATATGATTGGCTAATTCATTCTGATATTTAGATTTCAATATCGCGTTTGGATTGTTTGCTAATACTGATTTTAAATAATGCTGATTGAAATGCCATGTATCGGAACAGTTTTTATGAATTAATGGAATAGGTAATCGCGCTCCATTGTGCATCATTCCAATAGTTCGATCATCAGATTTATAACTAATAAAAGGATGACAATTTTTTTTATTTGTTTTTCCCTGAGTCGTAAATCTAAAGTGAATTGCCATTTTATCAGTTTGAGATTTATGAACATTAAAAAAGTTTTTCACTTCTTCAAAATTCTTCGGTAAGAATTTATCGGAAACAAATTTATTTTCTTTGTTAATATACATAACCCCAAATCCGTCGGAGTTTCTCTCGTAAGCCGTTTTCATATCATCATACGATAACGACTTGAGATCATTAGCTAAAATAATTAAACACATTTTTATTCTTCCCTTTCTTGCTCAATTAATTCTGAGTTATTTTCTCTAAAGTCATCAACAATAGATTTAAACGACTCGTATCTATCTTTAAATGAAAGAATATGTTTCAAATGAGAAAAATATTCTTTGTCATCTAGCCATACTAAAAGATTAACATAATCCTTATTTGGATTATTTAATAAGTAATCAAAATAATCCATATATGACATTGCTTCCGTTCTATCGACAGGAACAGTTTTGATAAACTGATTGACTGAGTAAACCAATTCTAAATTTCTAAAAAAAGAAATTTTCTTAATATTGGATTTAAATATTCTCACTTCAACAGTTTTATAATTATTAAAATTAATTGCGCGATACTTATAACCCGTATCTTCAATTTCATTTTCATAATCAATCGTATCAATGAAACGAGCATAGTCCTCGGACTCTCTCCCAGCTACATCTACCAAAAAATCTTTATTATTTGGATTATGATAGAACGCGTTCAAGTGTCTTAATTGATGCTCGCTAAATGCTCTTCTTGTAAAATGGATATGAATAGCAGTTGCTCTTCCTTTATATCCTCGAAGTTTTTCTACAAGATTACTATTATAGAAGTCATCCCAAAAATGGTTTTTATGATAATCAAAAGTCGCGTTTGTTGATACCATTTCAAAACCCGTTTCTTGACATAGAGAGCCGTCGCGAACACACATCACACGATCAATTTCTTTATTCATAAGTGATCGTATTTCGTTAACGACATCTAATCGACTCCAATCCCCCCTAACTTCTAACTCGGTTTCAATTCCATAAGTTTCGGAAGTTGCTTTGTTAGCATCTTCAGGGACACCCAAATATAATGGAGTCGGGCTATCCTGATCGGAGTTTAATCCACGAGAAGAACGACACTCGCAAGAGTCACTATCACCGAAAATATGCGCTTCGCAATCATCACAGTAATAACAATCATGATCGCGATAACATCTATCGCAAATATCCTCGCCCGTATCCATATAAGTTAAATCATCATTATGGACTAGCGACTCACAATCGGAGCATCTATTAAAATTATCATGATAATTTTCGTTTGATACTGTTCCGATCCCCTCGACTTCCATTGGCTCGCAATTATCGAGCCAAGCCTGATTGTCATAATCATCCCAAAAAACAAAAATATTTTCATGAGTGATTTTATTTTTAATTAAATTAATTAAACATCTCTGTTTAATTTCAGATTTAGTAAAGCGATTTGAAAAACCTAAATCTTGAAGTCTATCAAGAAAAGCTTTTCGTCTACTTGAATAATAATGATCAAAGTAGCGCCCCTTTTCTCTATAGTTAATATTTTCACTATTTAAAATATTAACTAATTGTTTAATAGAAATTCTCATAATTGTTTTATCCTTTCTAAGATTTCTAATTAGTTAAATAATATATAGAAAATTACATAATATTAAACCATATTCAGGAATATTAATTTATTCCTGAATATTTTTTCCGTTTTAAGCGCTTTAGAGATACCCTGAAAATATTCCGAGGATGATTATACTCTATAATTAATTACATACTTGCGCCGATTATTAAAAGGCAAATAAAGCTGAATATTATTAATAGTAATAAATTCAGGATTATTAGTTTCCAATAATGCTTGGTTAACCAATTTAAGATTTTAATTATCATTGTTATTCTCCATTATTCTAATTGTCTTAACGATCATTAAACGATTTTATTCCCTGAAATGTTTCAAAAAAATTCGCCCGTGGTTCGTCATTAATTATTACTTGTCCCTGAAAATTTTTTGGGCGCCCTAATAAAATAAATTATGAAGAATGAAGAATTTATTTTATTAAGAGATACTAAGGAATTACGAAGTAATACTATATTACTACTTAATAGGGGTTACCCCCTAAATTTTGATATTGTATATAACTGTCTTAAGATATAAATATATAGACAAAAGATGACCGATTTTCTTTCAAATCTCAATGAGATGTCCGCAGAAGAAAGGGCGTTGTTTCTAAAGAAGTTAGAATTAAAAAAAGTTCAACTAGAAGCCGCTCGTAATTCAAGGGACTCCTTCCTGAATTTTGTAAAAACTATATGGCCCGACTTCATTGAGGGGCCACACCATAAAATCATTGCACAAAAATTAGAAGCCATCAGGGATAAAAAAATTTCTAGATTAATTGTCAATATGCCACCCCGACATACTAAGTCAGAATTTGCCAGTTATCTCTTTCCCGCTTGGATGATGGGGTACAACCCTAAATTGAAAATTATCCAAACCACCCATACAGCAGAGCTAGCATATCGTTTTGGTAGAAAAGTCAGAAACTTGATGAATGAAACAGAATACAAGTCCGTGTTCCCGGA